CATCAGTTCCAGCTACAGTACTATACTGCATACCATCATTACCAAAGAATGATTTAGTTTCACTAAATCCAAAGTCATCACCAACTTCAATTTGTGCACTATCAGTAGCATCAACTTGATTTATAACATCACCAGTATAGTGCTCACTGATGGTGCTACCAAATTGACCTCTATGTACCACTACATTGTTACCATCAATCTCCCTAATATACATGACTTCTTCATTGATTTGAATATAAGTCCTTGTATTAATACTACCCATATTACTCAATCTAATTAGAGTCTTCCTCTTATCTACATCTGCAGTTAGAGTAGAAGCAGCATCATCATTATAATCTTTGGTAGCCTGTGGAGTAACAGTATATCTTTGTGCTCTTGGTGCTCTGATAGCAGTAGAGTAATCGATCTGAACCTTCTTGATAATTCCGTTCTCGTCTGTTGGAACCTCTTGATAGAAGTATGTTTTACATACAAAATCTAAATCATATTGAATAAATCTTCTATTAGAAAAATCTCCTTCATACTCATCAGTAAAGGATACATTTCTTAGAGTGAATGGTATATCTCTTTTCTCTTCTACTCCTTCCAACATATTGATTGTAACAGCATATGATGGTTGAAAGAATGGTAGTATCTGTTCTATGATTTGTAAAGAATCATCTTGCAACTTAGTAGCAAAACTAAGTCTAAATCCTATATCGTAAGGAACAGGAAGAAACATCTTCTTCTGTTTTGTTTTAGAGTTAGGACTCTTCATTGTAAACTTAGTTATCGGAGATGCTTTCCTTGTAGTGTCATAAGTAAAAGATGACATCTCGAATGATAACCTAGGTAGAGTCAATGCTACGTTGTCATCAAAATTCTGTTGTTGTTCTATTCTTGCTAAGAACCTTTGCATAGGACCATATGCAATAGGAACTTTTACTTGACTTATAGACTTACCATCACTGGCAAATTTTTTAATACGAATGTTATTAAACAGTGTACCAAAGGCAATCACTGACTTACGTATAGTCTCATTGTAAAAATAAGTGCCTAACATTATACCTCACCAAATGGATTTTGTTCTGTGAAATCTAGAATAGATGTATCAGCATACACCTCAATTTCATCACCAGTGTTTACCACGTCATCATCATCGTAGTCAATGCTATTTAGAACGTAGGCTGCACCTTTACTTGTGTAGATAGTTTCACCAACAGCAAAGTTGTCTGAAAGATTTCTTGCCAATAGTGTTCCTGTTGGTTTATCCCATTTAGTTACAAATGCAGTTGTTAGTGAAGATGCACCAGTAATCATATCACCATATAAGAAGGTTCCAACTCCAACTGTTGATCCAGTTCCAATAGTAATTGTAGGAGCAACAGTATATCCATAACCACTGTTAGTAACTTCTATATCAGATACAACTCTAGTTGTTGTATTGATGAATGCAGTAGCGATAGCAGTTTGACCACCTGCAGGTGCAGCAGTAAATGTAACTGGAGGAGCAACTGAGTATTGCTGACCTCCAGAGGTTAGAGTTACAATACCAACAGATCCAATAGTTCCAATACCAGCAGTTGCAGTTGCACCACCACCTTGTCCGTCATCTGGAAGGAACTGTACAGTTGGTGTAGAAGTATATCCAGCACCAGGATCAGTTATCTCAACATAATCAACCAACAGTGACTGGAAGTTTCTAGTACCAGTAGTACTTGTTATTGCTACTGCCCGTGCAGTTCTACCAGCTCCTATAGGTGGAGAAATCTGAACTCTTGGTGCATTAGTATATCCACTACCACCAGTTATCATATCTATCTTGAAGATAGCACCACTTTCTAAACTGGTTACAGCAGTTGCAGTTGAACCTAAAGCAACCAATTTCATAGTTACATTATATCCAGCAGTTTCAAAGTCATCGTCAACATCACTGATTCCTGTGTTTATCTCTTCATCTTCATACTCAAATGGTTCTAATGTAAGTTGATATGTATAGTTCTCTTGTAATTGATAGAAGTTATGAACATCATCTACATACTTGATCTCAAATAATATATCTCTCAATGGGAAGTAAACCAGATCTCCTTCTAATGGTCTTGTTGGGTCTTTAGATAATCCAGTTACACCTGCTAGTAATGGTTGAATATATTCTGCATATCTTACCTGAGATATCAATACTTTCATCTCAGCAGTTGATCTCACACCAAACTTAGTGAGAAGATTATATCCAGAATCAAAACCTTCATATGATTCAATATATCCTTCTATTGGAAATCCTCTATCAAACTTTGATGTAGTTACCTCACGTAATACAGTCTTAGTATTCACAAAGATGCGTGGCATATAGATGAACTCTATGCCATGCATCGATATAGTCTCGTTGATCAGATCCTGTACTAGGTTCTGTTCACTCTTACTACCTTGTAAAAAGAAGGGATTTAATGCCATGATCTAAAATGGTAGTGTCTTATTAGATGATACTGCAGATTTCTTGAGTTCTGCAATCTGACTCTCATGGATTTTTTCTATGTTACTTGCATCTATTTGTGATGATAACCAACCAAGAACAGTCTCTTCAGTAAGATCTGCATAGGATATAAATCCAGTGGCAGATGTTCCACCACTAGTATCTAACTCAAAACGATCTGGGGATGTTACTGAAGTTAGATCATTATCCATAGAAGTAGTTTCAATAATAACTTCCGAAACCATATCAGTTCCATCATTCAATACTAGTAATTCAGAAACTGTTCTAGCGTGTGTAATTGACATTAGCCGATCATATCAAGGACGGGTAATTCATATTCTTGTGACATTCTGTCTTCTAATTCTTTAATTTCAGCAACACCATCTTCATAGATCTGTCTACCATTTAGTTCTACACCACCTGGCAGTTTTACACCTTGATATTTAATTAGGTTTTGCCCCCACTGCTTTTTCAATTTTGCAGTCAAGTATCTTCTGACCCATCTATCCTCATATACTTTACGAAACTCCTCAGGATCTAATACTCTATAACATTCTATAATAAGATAATCATCTTCTTTCACACTAGAATAATCAGTGTCAAGATATAATCTATTTTGTCTTCTATTAAATCTTATCTGCTTATCTGGATGTAATATAAAATCAATATCTTCTAGGTATCTCTTAGTCTGTGTGTAACTCAAGAGTTCCATAGAACTAAAGTAATATATCTCATTCAAAAATATTTGATATGTCAAGTTGAACATGTTAGACGCTATAGCACGACTATCAACTTTCCAAACCTTTTCAATACCTATAACAGGTTCTGGTATCTGAATAAAATTTTGTGTTTCTACAAAACTATGAGTAGTACTACCAATACCTGTTATACTAACACTTGCACTTGTTGTAGTTGTTATACCAAGAGAAGTTTCTGCTCCATCTTGATTACTTGCCTGAATAGTATCAACAAAATCTTTAGTTATCTTATGCTTCATATACATCTTCTCAACACCATCCATATGACGGTCTTGATATAGCATAATAGTATCATCTAAAGCATCATAAATTTGCTCATCAGCAAGATTAATCTCCAAGACAGGATAACCTAACTGCCTTTTAGCATATCCTATTAGATCATACTTTGTTGTAAGATGTCCTGCCATTCCATACCCTAGTTTTTATATATTTATGAACGTCTTATGCAGACATCTATTTGATCACCAACATTAGCAGCAACAGCATCTACCAAAGTTACAGCAGGGTCACCAATAGAATAATCTACTGTAGGTGTTTGTTGGACACCATTAATAAACACCTGCATATTATCTTCTGTTATAGTTGTAGCAGTTGGTGTAAATTGTGTTTGTGCTGCTGTTGCTGTAAAAGCATCCTCTGCATCATCACAAACAATTTCTACATGATCACCTACTTTACATGCAGATACTAATGTTACGGGTGCAGCAACACCATAATCTGTACCATTTCTAAGTTTTACTCCATTAACATATACCCTAAAATATTTCTGAGCAGCACTACTACCTGTCAGAGTAAAGAGTGTTTGTCCTTCTGTTGCAGTGAAATACTCCTCATCAATAGTATGATTGTAATAAACTACAGTTCTAACTTCATCTCCAAGAGTAGCACCATTCTCAAGGGTTATTGTTGAGTTTGATGATGCAGTAAAATCTTTTGTTGCATTACCAGCACCAGAAGGTCTTTGTTTGAGACCGTTGAGGAATACCTGAACACTTCTGTTTGTAGTGCCATCATTATGTGGATGTACTGTAGTAAATGCAGTCTGACCTTGAGTTGCAGTAGTTACACCAGCAGATATAGTTGTAGCAGCACCTGTAGCACTCCCACCTGATAGAGTCTTGAAACTAAGTGTTCCCGAACCATCCGTAACAAGAGCTTGATCTTCACTCCCGTCACTTGACGGAAACCTAAGTCCAGATATGGTTGATATACCAGTTGAATATACATTTGCATGTATTGCATTATTAGAAAACGTAGCAATACCAACACTTTTTATATTATCAAGTTCACTATGTCCCGTTACCTCCACCCCGATGGTAGAAGTATTGAATCGCTTTGTATTATTATAATAAAGATCTACTGATGTAGGTGTAAATGTACCATATATCTTTGACTCATCTGTATTAGATATTCTAAAATTATTACTTCTAACCTTTAGATTACCAGTTCCTGTATCATCGATGAACGAATGACTTCCCGTATGATATATGGAAAGGTCGGATCCCGTCCCGAAAACCGCCTTTATATTGTCTTTAAATTCTAGCTGATCTTGACTCTTATCCCAAATTAATCTATTACTACTAGAGTTACCATGAAAATTTACATCACCATCGTGAGTAGAACCGTCACAAGTAACTGTACCAGTTACATTAATACCTCCGAAAGTACTTGCTAATTTGAGATAATTATTATAGTATAATTTTACAGCTCCATTTGCATCACATTCTATCATATCCTCCCCATTCGCTGCTTCAAGTTTTATATCGTCACCCTTTATCCTAAAATAACCATTTGTGTTTTCAATGTACGACGTTGTTCCATCATGATATACGGAAAGGTCAGATCCCGTCCCGAAAACTGCCTTCGCATTGTCTCCAAATTCTAGCTGATTGTCACTCTTATCCCAAACAACATTATAATCATCCCCAGTATAAGTTGCATCTCCTGTAAATGATACATTAGAAGTTATTGTATTTACTGATAGGGTGTTTAAATTTGATCCTATTTCTACTATCGATGCACTGCCAGTATTAATCTCTGTAAATAATTTTCCGTCATAGGTGTTTAGAGCTAATTCTCCAAGCTCTAACTGGGCGGTTGTTGGTGCGTTCCCTGATACTG